GCTTGCCTATACGAACAATTTTCAGTGTACCAGAAGTAAAAGCACCTGCATTTGGATCAGTACTTAGGTCAATAGTAGCCTCCCGATATTCAGGCAGTAAGTACTGCTCAGTTTCGTCGGCTCTTGTAGAGAGTGGTAAACTCGCAGCTTTAGCTGAGAAATCTGAAACTCTTGATAACTCTAACCAATTGTAAATTGTGCTAGTGCCACAAGGGTTATTGTTAACAAAATCTGTACCAGTAAAATCTAGGGTATCTCCTGCCTCAAGGTATATTTGGCCGCTTACCTTACTATAAGATTCGTCGAAATTTACCCTTTTTACAATGGTACTATTTTTTCTGACAGCCATTGTACAACTCGTCGTTGTCCAGCTAATACCAGCATCATAAGCGATAGTCTGATTTACGGCTGACGTGAAAACACCCGTACTTGAATCATATTGCCCTGAAGTAGTATCTGGGCCAACTACATCATCATATATAATTACAGTAGATAAGTTGTTAGCGAATGTCTGAGCATCATTTTTGTTATACGAAGCTTTAGCATTCTGATAATGCAAATCGGTGCCGGTCGGTGTGTAGTTGTTTGCTAGCTCGGCTACTGGGACTGATGCGAAGAAGGAGATTCTATCAGTGTTATTGATATTTGCATTGCTCACATAATAGGCACCACCGCCAGACGACAAATTTATGGCAAACTGCATAGTTGTGGCACTGCTCATTTCTGGAATTATGATTGCTTGCGAACCTGAACTAGCTATTGGTCTATACCAGTATCCTGATCCGTCTGCTGACCATGCACTTCCTTTAGCATTTAGGTTATCAGGTAAAGTCAGTTGAAGATTTCCAGCAGGTGCACCGACAGCGGTAGTCGTAAACTCTACTCGCATTTCTAAATTCTCACCATTATATCTTTTCTCGGCGAGATTGACGGTATAAGACGAGGATAAATTAAAGTCTGGTGAAAATTCTTCCCACTTACTTGGCCCACTGTTGTAGCTCTGACTGACTGGCTCAATCGTAACGTCACTGATGCCAATATTGGACCAAGTTGTACTACCTGTTGCCGCTCTTAAGTGGAACTCATAATCTCCGCCTGCACTCAACGGAACATCCAGTACATAAGTACCTGTTCCTGTTATGGTTTCACTGGTTCCGACGTATACACTGTTGTCTACATCATAGACTTGGATCTCGTACTCACCGTTGATGGAGCCTGATACGTCCAGTACCTTACACGTTGCTCGGCCCATGTAGCCGCCTTCAGCATCGTCTATACCTGTAGCCAGTATGCCCCAAGCAACCTTACTGGTTCCTGCAGTCAATCCTGATCCGCTTATGAGAAAGCCTGTTCCTTTAGACTCTTCTGGTAGTTGAGCTGCCGTACTTGTACGAGTCACGCTGAATCCTGAATCACCAGTTACGTCGTCTGTACTTGTAGCCGCATCAGGGTTTATGATGTAATTCTTACCACCTGCACCCCCAGCACCAAGCTCATCCCAAGCTCCGCCCTTATATCCCTCAAACCTTGTTAAGTCCGTGTTATATCGTAAATCGCCATTAGTTGGAGATACAGCCCGTTGAGCGGTAGTTCCTGAAGGTATACCGACGGCTTCGGTTCCAGGCAAAGATACGTTATCTTCGATCTTGGCTCCAGTAACCGCTGAGTCGGCTATTTTAGCAGTAGTGACATTAGAATCTGTTATTTTAGCAGTTGTTACTGAGTCGCTGGCTAGCTTAGCAGCCGTAATATTGGCGTCTAGTACCTTGTCTGTCGTTACCGCATTGGTGCTGATCTTGCTGGTTGTAACACTAGCGTCCAGGATCTTATCCTCAGTCACCGAGTCTGTAGCAAGCTTAGCTGCTGTCACGTTTGCATCCAGAATCTTGGTAGTCGTGACGGAATCGCTGGCTAATTTAGCCGCTGTCACACTGGAGTCTGCAAGTTTAGCGGTACTGACTCCACTGTCCTTTATGTTTAAAGATCCGCCTGTGCGCTCCAGCGTTGTGTTGTCTGAAGTCACGGTGTCTAATCTTGCCCAGTTCATAGTAGAAGAGGTATAGATAAACTCTGCCCACATGTGATCCTCATTCATAGAATAAGGTGAGGACGCGTTGTCGATTGTACTAGAGTCGCTGGTAGCTACACTGAGGGCATTAGTCCCAAAGTTTCCAGTTTCATCTTTAATAGCTACCTTCGTTCCAGCTGTTGGGGACGAGGGTAAGGTAATTGTGAAAGAACCACCACTTGTGTCCCCCATAATCAAATCATCAGCTTCTGCGGTGTATGTAGTAGACTTCTCTAGGAAATTATAGTAATCCCCTTTTTGGGCCATCAGGTCCCAGTAGTTGGTATCTGTAGGCACCTCATTGGAGACAGTGTTGGTGTGGCACACATAACTGCTGCCATTGTACTCAACTGCTTGATTCTGTGTATAATTCCCAGAAACCCAAGCACCTTCCCAAGTAATGTCCCCATCTGGTCCCGTTGCTATGACGCTGTTCGGTACTGTTTCCGAGGTAAATCCGTCGAAAAAGGTTATTCTTCTTGAACTCATATATTATTTACTCCTATTATCGAGATGTTCCATAAACTTCAATACCATAGCTGTTGAACCAGCCGTCATCCTCTGGAGACACTGATTCTGGCCGTACTCCATGCTCGCCAACGAAAGGTCGGTCGAACTGACGGATTAAAGCTATATAATTATTGGCATCATATGTATGCCCTGCCATCGTAAACCGATATGTAATCTCCTTGTAAGGAGTGTCTTTTAAATTAATTACTGTGGCGCTACCCAGATCGAAACTGAAGTAACCATGTGCATATGTGCCGCCAACAGATTCAAATTCACTGGCTGTAATCGAGGACGTACCGATAACAGTAGCTCCATCTAATATGTCCAGTGTCAATGTCCCATCCGAGATTGTCCCATGTTTTAACATCCTGGCCCGAACCACGGTGATCGTGGCCGGACTTGTGATGCGTTGGGTCGCACTAATGGAGGGCAGGTCAGCCGTAAAGGCCGTAACTGCAAGATAACTCATTAGGTCGCTTCCTCCAAAGTAAGTGAAATATTATAAAGTTGTGGTCCACTGAAGGTGTATGAGAAATCCTCAGTGAGATAAAAGTAGCCGCTGAACAGGAACTCCCCATCCGTGGCTGTCTCTCCGTCTGGGTCCAGAACAAAGAACAGTGGTTCGGTCGTGCCGTGTTGCATGATAACGTCATTGATCTCGGTAAATTCTGCCTGCGTGGCGTGTTCTACCTTGCCTGTTAACATGTTCCTACGATTATGGTAGTCAATAAATCGCTGGCCATACCTGTTCTGCACTACCGAAGCATTATCACTGGAGACATAGTTGAATGACGAGGTGGAAAACCCATTGGTCAATAGCTGCGTCTTAGCTCCCAGATAAATATTGCTGATTTCGACATAAGAACCGGACGTATTACTAACGATTAACTTCCAGTAACGAAAGGAAGCAGCGTCGAAAAACTTAAACCCGAAATTATATTCTGCACTTAAGTCGATTTCAATAGTTGTGGCCCCAGTAAAGTCAGCCGTAGCTGACCCCTGGATACTGATATCCCCGATCCCGATACCATCGACGGAAGACCCGACAATAGCAAACGAATCAATGGATGTTGTGGCTCGTAGGTCAACCAGAATCTCCACAGATGTCTCGTTGGACCTAAAAACCTTGGTTGTAAAGTCGTGGGCGATATTAGACAGAGGAAATTGAACATTCTCTGTGCCGGAAACCATACTGTAGTCGGCTTCAAGCGCCCGATTGTCGGCTAGAAATGTAAGCATTATGCCTCCTTAACGTGATTCGCCTATTACGATACCCGATTGCACCCCCCTTGAGGTTGATCGGGCTATTTCATTATCATCTGCTACCAGAACAATTTCCAGATTAGCAATCCTGTCACCAAGCCCCTGAATAGCTGAGATTACTCCTGAGTTGGAGCCTCCGCTGTTGGCCATGTTGAATAGATTAGCCTGCTGAGACTTATTCAGCACCATCTCCCCACTGTTGACCTGGGCCGTAACCTGATCGCCAGCGAAATTATTACCAGCGACAATACCACCATGAGCAAACTTCTGAGATCGGATAGACTGTACTCGTGCTAAACCATAAGTAATAGCACCAGCCGCAGCAGCAGCAGCCAAGCCGGGTCCTACGATAGGGATACCAGCTAAGGCATTGTAACTCTTGACAGCCATCTGGTAGGTATCCATTGTAGTCTGGGCAATCGCAGCCGCTTGACCGATTCTGAACATCTCCTTGTTACCACTACGCATCAAGTACGTCATCGCCTTCAAGCCGTCATCCAAAGTCTGAACCTTCTCTTTTTCGGTCATCTCTTGGAACTTCTTCTTGGCTTCTTCATGACTTATAAAGGATTCTAGCTTCTCCTTCTCATGCCTTTCAGCCAATTCCTTGGACTTCTTGGCCGTTTCTGCCTGCTCCTTCAGCAATTCTTGGTTACGTTTCTCAACAGCAGCTTTCCTCGCCTCATCCAACTTACCCAAAGCTTCCGCATGCTTGCCTCTAGCTTTCAAGTCATTGATCTCAGCCAGACGCTTCATAGAGTCTTCTGCGCCCAGATTATCCAATAGAAACTGTAGCTTTCCAGCAGCATTAGCCTGATCCAGCTCAGCTTGCGCCTGATCCCGCAGTGCCTTCTCCTCTCGGAATATAGCATCCTGCTCCAATAGGGCGGCATTGAGTTCAGCCTCATTAGCCTTCTTGGTTTCTGCCAGTATCTTCTCTTGGTCTATTTTAGCTGTCTGGGTCGCAATATCAGCCGCTACAGCCTCTTTTTTTACTTCCGTGACTTCCAGTATCTTGGCGATTTCGGCCTCAGCAGCCTCGTTTACGGCCTTTATGCGAGCATTTACCGCATCCATCTCAACTTGTATAGCTTTTGTGGCCTCTTTCGTGGCAGCGATCTGCTCATCCCATATCCCACCAACATTGGTAGCTTCCAACATGGCAGCCTTGACCTGGAGGGCAGATAACTTGGCAGAATTGACCCAATTATTGAACTCATCGCCAGCTTTAGCAACAAAGGCTACGGTTCTGGTTACAAGTATATCGAAGAAGTCTATAGTATCCGTCACCATGTCGGCAGCGGCATCTCCCATAGCCTCGATGGCCTCAGCGTTCTCTTTGTAAAGTCGTATAGTCTCTTTGAGTACCCCCAGACTGGATGTCAGGACCACCGAGAAGGCTTGGAATGCACTGGTAGCCATATTGACTATCAGAGTCTTATTTGCTTCCACAATACCTATGATCTCAGACACTACACTCTTGAATATAGGAAGTAGGTTAGTTCCAATATCCCCAGCTAGGTTGGTAAAGTTATCCGCTAGGTTGGACATCTGACCTTCTAGTGTGCCTGCTTGACCCGCCATAGCATCAAATGCCTTGCCTCCCTGTGAGGTAACATTAGCTATTGCTTTCTCTAGGACATCCGCGCCAACAGCTCCTTTGGCCATTGCTTCCCGCAGAGCGCCCATGCCGGACACACCGGCAGCCTCTACCATCGCTTGAGCCATGATTGGGGACTGATTGGTCAATGATTCTAATGTTTCAGCCGTGACCTTACCCTGAGACTGAATCTTAACGAATACAGCCGTCAAGCCTTCAATGTCGCCAGCCCCAACAGCAGCTACGTCACCGAGCTTCATCAGAGTAGGGATAACATTGTCCGAAGTGACCCCTTCCAGAGTCAATAGCTGAGTAGTGGCCTTCTGTAGTCCAGGCATCTCGAATGGAGTGGACGCAGCGGCCTTCCTTAAATCGTTGACTACCTTCTCAGCATCTTCCATTGAGCCGGTCAAGGTAGCAAATATCTTTCTAGTTGATTCTAGGTTCTTGGCTCCATCAAACACCGCCCCAAAGGCATCCGCTGCCCCTCTGGCGAAGTTTGTGAAGGCACTTGTTGCTAGATTGCCCACCATATTGGCTAAGGCAAGGTTGGTAGTCTTGAGTGAGTTTTGTACACCCTTCATACCCTTAGTAAACTGGTCGGTCGCCAGCTTTATTTGAATTTCGACGTTTTCGTTCACTATCACCTCCGTCTATTTTGTTTTTCCTGTTTAGCTGCATCTTCTGCGTCCTTCTCCAGCTTCAGAGACTTTAATATCTGGAATACCTCCATGATATACGCAGGTTGATCGGCTAAAGCACCTGGAAATGGTAATGTTCCGTACTTATTGTACTCGCCGAAAAGAGTTATCAAAAAGTTAAAATCAGGGTGTTGGAAGTTACACGCGCAAGTGTAATACTGGTATCCGTCAATCTCATATAGTGGATTGGGGAGCACCTTATCACAGTGATTCTGAGCCTCTACGAACTTGTACGCCTCTGTAAGCGCCTCTTCTGGCTCCATTTTCTTGCGGGATATGTTCAGGTCATAGTACCTGTCTACCTTCTGTTCACACTGAAGTCTGTCATTGGTAATATAGTGAAAACTGGACCGGAGCATCATGTCCTCAGACAAACTGATAGATGCATGCTCCATGACCAGAATCAATATGTATTCCCAGACTGGGTTGTGACGAGTAAGCATGTAGGCCAGCTCGCTCGTCGGCATTAGTTTGGGCTTTTCTTGCCTCGCTTAGGCTTCTTAACTCTTGATACTCCTTTCATCGGCTTACCAGTTGAGTCCAGAAACTCTTCAGGCACCCCGTTAGACATAGCAGCACAAATACCGATAAGCTCTTGATTGAACTCGGCATTGAGTAGCTCGTCTACGCAGTCATCTGTGAGGATACCGTTCTCGAAGGAGAGTTTATACTCGTTGCCTTCCATGTCGGTCAGCCCAGATACTTCCTTTACGCAATATTTTACAGCCTTGCGGGAAGCTGTCAGTATTTCGCCTGTATCTCCAGAAGCAGTACCTACAGCGATGTGTGAGTGCAGTTCGGCCTTCTGGGAGTAGGACAATGGAGACAATTTAAGCTCCAAGCCTTTGATTTTTACAGGTATTCGGTCTGTAGATCGGTAAATTACAGTCATTTTAAGTTCCCTATTGATTATTTTCGTGAGATTGCAAGTTTTCATTAGAAGGCGGGGGATTAGCCCCCCACCAAGTGATCAAGCTGGGATCATGAGAAACCGATGTACATCTCTTCGCTTGAACCAGTTGATCCTCTGGTAGCGCGGAAGGAGATGCTGTCCTGTAGGATGCCATCAGCGTCAGTTTCGCCGATTTCAGTAGACATACATACAGGTAGGTACCAACCCATTACTTGGTCGTACTCGCCAGCGGTGCTAGTAGGTACGTGGGCGGTGATAAACAGGCTGAATTCTGTGCTGTCATTCCAACGGTCAAAGTTAGCTACACTGTCGTCCTGCTTGTATGGAGTGAATGATCCACTGACAGTTCGGCTAGCAACACGACTGGAAGATCGTCCTGTGCTGGAACATGTAGGAGATACAAACCCCAGAGAGTTTTCCAACGAGATAGAGACATCAGAAACGTCGATAGCAGTACCATCTAGGTATACGCAGGCGCTCAAGATAACGGCAGGGTAGGCACTGTCGAAAGATGGAGTGAATGGACTTGCGGTCACAGATCGGTCAAAGTTAAGTCCCTCGAAAGCGAACCCAACATCAGCCAGTTGACCTGTGGCGAAGTTATTCAAGCTCATTGAGTTTACTCGGCAGCCAGCAGCTTGCTCAAGCACGGCCCCTTCAACATACTTACTGATTGACAATGTAGGATGTCCAGTATTGGCAGTGTAAACAGTGTAACCAGCAGTGATTGCGATACCATCAACATAAGCTCCAGCAGGGTCAGCAACCAATAGGTCAATATAGTTGTCTCCAGCAGAAGTGGAAACCGCAGTGATCGGGCTAGTGTGGTAAGCTCCTGATCTTTTTGTAGTTATAATATCACCAACATTGTAAACCGCAGCGTCTCCGTCTAGGAAATAGATTCTGGAGGCAGTGTGTGGAGTACCTGAGTCAGTGTCATCAGAAGTCTTGGTAATGAATGAGCGAGATGCACCCATAGCGGCTCGGTATAATGGAGAAGATTCTGGTGTTCCACCTTCGGTCCCACTTGTCTTCATCTCAACACCAATTGAACCAGCAACAGAGGACATACCTTGTCGTGGGGTAAGCATCCCCAGGTTCCCGTCCATGATACTTCGATCAAGGAGTTCCTTATTCGGTGTCATCTCCAAATTATCTTCTAATGCCTGTACATAGTCTGCACCGCTGGCAGGAGCTTTATAAACCCCTTCAGTATCTTCAATCATAATTGCTAATTCTTGCTTAGACTTGATAGTCAGCGCCATAGTTTAACTCCTTTCTTAGAGTGTAAATTCTAATCTGTTAGATTTTTTTAAGTTATCCTCCGCAAAGAGGAGTTGTAAGTTCATCATATGAAGGTACAATTTTTATAAGCCTTTTCGATATTTTACGATGAAGGTCATAGTTAAGCTCATCACATTCGACCCAACTAATTCCTCTACTTCCCCTACATCCAAGTCTGTTACATGGATTACGGAAGCGGGCGAGCCTGCCCTTGTATTTATTAAGTCTTTGTAGATATTCAGAGACTTATCCATCAGATCATCCATTACTGTTTGTCTCGCGCTGTCATCAGCGGGCTTGGTACTGAATGAATCTGTAAGCTTAATGGTGAACGTCTGATTTACTGAGTAGGAACCCAATACCCCGAACGTTTCCTCCTGTAATATCCCTCCAGCTATTACCCCGTAACCTTTAGCATTACCTTTGAAACTATTCTTGGTAATATCTATGGCGTGTGGTAGCTCGCTCCAGGGACTGCCCAAAACTGTAGCAATTCGAGTCTTGATGGTAGCTTTTATATCAGTTACTTCCATTAGTTACTCCTTATTTGTACATTCTTGTGCTGTATGATCTAGCCTTGTTCTCGACATCGTCTGTTATTCCGTCGTCATCAGTGTCTACTGAGAGCCTTGCCATATTCATAAGCTTCTGGTACTCATCGTTGAATCTGATTGACTTGTCCATCCAATGATCTTCGGCACTGTCACTTGCATTGAAGTAGATCAGGCTCAGAACCTTGGCTTCGGCTGCCTGTCGAACCTCACTGATGTCCAGCAAGTCCCAAGCAGTTAATGATTGTCGATCC